CCGAGGGCGCTCCGGCACCCGTGGCCGAGGACGGCCCGACCGCAGGCACCGCCGTCAAGCCGCAGTTCCACATCCCCTACGAGCCCGCGACGGTGAGCCTGCAGAAGATCGCCGGCTGGTACTACGAGACGGACGAGCTCATCGAGGACAACGCCTTCCTGGCGTCCTCCATCGACAACCGCGGCCTGTTCGAGCTCGACAAGGCCGTGGAGGACTACCTGGCAACCACGCTGCTGGGCACCAGCGGCATCCAGACGCTCGCCCCCGCAGGCACCGACCTGTCCGCCGATGACCTGTTCATCGCCATGACGAACGTCAAGAGCGCCACGAACTACGACGCGGACGCCATCGTCATCAACCCCGCCGACTACCAGGCCCTGCGCCTCGCCAAGGACAGCAACCTGCAGTACTACGGCGGCGGCTACTTCTACGGGCCTTACGGCAACGACGGCATGGCCCAGCAGCCCGGCCTGTGGGGCCTGAACACCGTGGTCACCACGGCGGTCGCCCAGGGCACCGTCCTGGTCGGCGCGTTCCGCGCAGGCGCATCGGTGGTCACCAAGGCCGGGGACGGCATCGGCGTGGAGGTCGTCAAGGGCGACCACGACGACCGCATCAGCAACCGCGTGACGGTCATCGTGGAAGAGCGCCTCGCACTCGCCACCCGCGTCCCGGCAGCGTTCGTCAAGATCGCCTAGTCCGATGTTGAAGCGGTACATGCTCGACGGCCTGACCTACCAGTTCGAGGAGGGCAAGCAGCCCGCCCGGGCGGTGGAGGTCAAGGACGATGAGCCGAAGAAGAAGCAGGCCAAGCCAGCCAACAAGGCGCGCAAGGCCGACACGAAGTAAAGGAGCGGACATGCTGCAGACGCCGTGGGGATACCAGGTGGACGACCTTCCCCCGCTCGTGGGCGATGACGAGTTCGCTGCGGCCACGGGCTACAAGTGGGACTGCAACGGCGGGACCGACGCCGCGATAGCAGCGGCGAGCGCGGCCATACGCAACTACTGCGGATGGCACGTCTCCCCCGTCCTGGGCTGCACGGCGAAGCTGACGGCAAGGGGCCGCGTGGCGGCCATCCCCGCCAAGATGGTCGTATCCATCGAGAGCGTGAGCGAGAACGGCGCAGAGCTGTCACCAGGCCAGTACGAGGCCAGGGCAGACGGGCTGCTGCGCCGCGCCTGCTTCCGCAACTGGACGGGGCGCTGGGAGGGAATCGAGGTGGCCTACGAGGCGGGCTTCGACCCCTCCGCCGTTCCCGACATTGCGCAGGCGTGCATCCACCTCGCAGAGGCCGCGCTGGCGGCACCTGCGGGCGTCGCATCCGAGAGCGCGGGTGGCGTGAGCGTGTCCTACTCGACCGCATCAGCGTCCGTGGCGGCGGCCATGACACCCGCGATCAGGGAAGCCATCGCACCGTACAGGCTGGTGAGCAGCCATGCTGCATAGCTGGTGCGACGATACAGTCAAGGTCACCCGCGCACCGTGGATGGAGACCAGGGGGACGAAGGTGCGGGACTGGGCGAACGCCACCACCCACACGGTGGGAGGCTGCTCCGTGCAGCCCGCATCCACCTCGCGCAACTTCGAGCGCGCTCAGCAGGAGACCGACCGCTGGACGCTCTACGCCCCGCCGCAATCCGACATACAGGCGGGGGACCGCATCAACCACCACGGCGCGACCTTCGAAGTCGATGGCGCGCCGTACACGTGGAAGTCCCCGACAGGGAGGGTCACGCACATGCAGGCCCCGCTAGTCGAATGGAGGGGCTAGATGGCCAAGACGGTCCGCATCGAGCACATCAGCGAGGGCTGGCGGGAAATCCTCGGAAGCCCCGGCGTGAAGGCCCTGGTGGACGCCGAGGGCCAGCGCATCGCCGACATGGCGGGCGACGGGTACGTCTACCAAGAGGCGTACCTCAGCTTCGGCGGAGGCCGCGTGGGCGGCTTCGTCGTTGCGGACACCTACGAGGCCAAGCTGGACGAGGCCCGGAACAAGACATTGGAGAGGGTGGTGAACGGTGGATAACTGCCGGACCATCGACGTGGAGGACGCGCTGCAGGCGCTGCTCAACGCAGACGGCATCCGCGCCTTCGCGCCGCCTGTGCCGCACGACCTGGACGGAGGCGTGCTGGTCACCCGCACGGGAGGCCAGGAGCAGTCCTACGTGCAGGACGTCCACGCCGTGAGCTTCGACTGCTACGCGGCGACCGACGCGGAGGCGACCATCCTCGCGGGCGAGGTCACCAGATGGCTGCGCGCGCTCCCCGGCCATGCGGTCGGCGGCGTGCCGTGCTACCAGGCCGAGGCGACCGCGCTCCCCTACCTGAACACAGACCCCGACCACCCGACGCTGCCGAGATGCACGTTCAACGCGTACGTCACGACGCGGGTGGCCCATGACAGAAAGGAGGGCTAGACATGCCCCTCAACGCAGCCAAGGTGCTGGTAGGCTCCCCCGACCAGCAGGCTACCACCGGCGCTATCCGCACCGGCGAGATTCTGACCACTATCCCCACCACGTTCGCCGATGCCCAGACGGCCATCGACGCCATGAGCGATTCGGGCTACGTGTCCGAGGACGGACTGGAGCTGTCCACCGACATGAGCACCGCCGACATTCGCGAGTGGGGCCGCGCAATCGTGCGCAAGCTGCTTGACAGCTACGACGGCACCATCGGCTTCTCGCTCATCCAGAGCGACGAGGCCTCCTGGAAGCAGGCCATCGGCGACGACTACGTGGACGTGACTGCCGCCACCACCACGCACGGCGAGCAGCTTCACATCAAGATGGGCGCGCACATGGCCCCTCCCAAGTCCTGGGGATTCGCGATGAAGGACGGCGACGCGAAGGTGATCATCATCGTGCCGAACGGCCAGGTGACCACCCTCGACACCATCACCTTCAACGCATCCGAGGCCATCGCGCTGCCCGTGACCGTCTCGGCCTACGACGACGGCACCGGCAACAGCATCCACGTCTTCCTCGATGACGGCGTGGTGAGCGCGTAATGCGCGCCAAGGTGCTGCGCACCTTCCGCGACGCCAAGACGGGCGAGCTCTACGGCAAGGGGCGGGTAATCGACCTGCCCCCGCGCCGAATCGCGTCTATCGTGGAGGCCAACCCGTCCCTCGTGGAGCCGCTGGAGGAAGAGCGCAGGCAGAGGAAGGAAGAGCCCGTGGAAGCAGACGGGCAGGCGGAAGAGACCGCCGAAGACGAAGAATAGCGAAGGAGGCCCGCACGTGAGGAAGTTCGGAAACGACTCGCCCGAGTTCATGGAGTTCACCATCGGGAAGTCTAAGAAGGTCTACAGGATGCCGCTCGCGGCGTCCATGCCCATGAGCGTGGCCGTCAAGTTCGCGGAGATAGCGACGCTTGACGATGACGCGCAGGGGGCGGAATCCGCAAAGCTGCAGCTGAACCTGCTGCGGCGCTACGTCGGCGACGAGGCCGACGAGCTCACCAGCGCCCAGGTCGCCGAGATATTCAACGCCTGGGCCGAGGAGAGCAACGCCCAGGGGGCGACCCCGGGGGAATAGCAGGGCTCGCCCGCACGATACGCCTTTACGGCTCGGAGTTCGAGCGTGACGTGATGGTGCAGACGGGCCGGACGTTAGACGAATACTTCGCGATGGGACCGCCAGGCGTGGTGGCCCTCGCTCACTACAACGCGCACATGGGACTCGACACGGCAACCTTCAGGGCCGTGCAGGGGCTGAAGGACAACATGGAGTGGTCCAGCGAGTTCAAGCTGGCCACCCTCCTGGCAGACCTGTACGACCTGGTGGCCGTGCTCAACGTCAACGTGGCGCACATCAACAGCAAGAGGCGGCCCAAGCAGCCCAAGCCCTACCCGCGCCCCTGGCGCAGCGCAGGGCGCGTGATTGGCAGGGCCGCCGTGAAGGTCAAGGACTTCTGGTCCTGGTGGAAGTCCAACTAGGAGGTTGCACATGGCAGGCACCGAGGTAGCGCGCGCGTTCGTGACCATCATGCCCACGGTCAAGGGCGCGCAGACCAACGTGGCCAACGCCATGACGCAGCAGCTGACGGGCGCAGGCTCAAAGGCGGGCCTCGCGGCAGGCGGGGCCGCAATGGCCGGGCTGACCGCGAAGCTGGCCAAGTTCGTCGCGCCCGCCGCCATCTTCGCGGGGCTCGCCATGATAGGCAAGAAGGGCTTCGAGGCCTTCGAGAAGGTCCAGGAGGGCGCGAACAACGTAATCAAGGCCACGGGGGCCACGGGCGAGCAGGCCAAGCAGCTCACCGACGTCTACAAGCGCGTCTCGCAGAACGTCGTGGGCGACTTCGGCGACATAGGCTCGGCGGTGGGCGAGCTGAACACCCGCTTCGGGCTGACGGGCGACGCCCTGCAGGGCGCGTCCGAGCAGACCATGAAGTACGCGAAGATAACGGGCCAGGACGCCACGCAGGCCGTCCAGGACATCTCGCGCATGATGAACAACGCGGGCATCAGCTCCGACAAGTACGCCGAGACGCTCGACAAGCTGACCGTCGCAGGGCAGGCCGCGGGCATCGACGTGGGCAAGCTGGCCAAGTCCGTCAACGAGAACGCGGCCAGCTTCAAGGAGCTGGGCCTGTCAACCGACGAGAGCATAGCAATGCTCGCCAGCTTCGAGAAAGCTGGCGTCAACAGCCAGAGCGTGCTGGCCGCCATGAAGAAGGGCGTGGCCAACTGGGCCAAGGAGGGCAAGAGCGCCAAGGACGGATTCGCCGACTTCGTGCAAGGCGTGGCAGACGGAAGCGTGACGAGCGCGGACGCCATCGAGCTGTTCGGCGCAAAGGGCGGAATGGCCATGTACGACGCGGCCCAGAAGGGCCAGCTGTCCTTCGAGGACATGTACGACGCCATAGTGGACGGCAGCGGCGGCGCGCTCGACCAGGTTTACAAGGACACGCTCACCGCGTCCGAGAAAATCGACCTCGCATGGCAGAACATCACACTGGCTGCAGGCGAGATATTCGAGCCTGTGGCGACGGCGTTCTCCAACGTCCTGAGCGACTACATCGTACCCTTCGCCCAGGCCGTCTCGGGCGCGTTCATCGAGGCGGACTCAGTGGTCGAGGGCTTCGGAAACCTGGTCAGCGCGGGCATGGACTTCTTCGAGCAGTTCGTTGTAGAAATCATCAACGGCATACCAGCCGCGATAGACAACTTCGCGTCGATGGTGGACGGCTTCCTCACGGCGATAGCGGACGGCTCGGGCGAGATGCTGGTGCAGGGCGACAACCTGTTCGGCAAGATAGCCGAGGCCGTCCAGACCGCGTGGCCGAAAATCAAGGACGCGCTGTGGCGGATGCTGGAGACGATAGGCAACTCGCTGATCCAGAACGCGCCCCAGATTCTCGCCAACGCGGGCAAGATGGTGCTCGGCATCGTCAAGGCCATCGTGACCAACACCCCGAAAATCCTGGCCGCTCTCGCAAAGGCGCTGGTTCAGCTCGCCCGAAACATCGTGAAGAAGGCGCCCGAGTTTTTAGCAAAAGGGCGCGAGCTGATGGGCAAGCTGGCGAGCGGCATAGCGAAGAACGGCCCCGAGGTGGCGAGGAAGCTGGGCGAGGGGCTGAAGAACGGCCTCTCGGCCATCGCGCGCAACCTGCCGCAGTTTTTGGCCAAGGGCGCGGAAATCGTGCTGAAGATCGTCGCGGGCATCGCACGCGGCATCGTGAAGATACCGACCGAGATAGCCAAGGGCATGACCCAGGGCATATCCTCGATAACAAAGAACCTGCCGCAGTTTTTGGCCAAGGGCGGCGAGATCGTGAAGAAGATAATCGCGGGCATAGCGGGGGCCATCGGCGGCATCGCGACCAAGATAGGCGAGGGCATCACGGGCGCCATCGGCAAGATAACGGGCTCGGCGTCCAAGTTCCTGTCGGGCGGCAAGAGCCTGACCAGCAACCTGGTCTCGGGCGTCGGCACCAACATCGGCCAGGTGCAGAAGAAGTACACAGACGCGGCCAACAACTCCGTGCAGCAGATACGCAACCGCTACAACGCCATGAAGAGCGGCGGCACGGGGCTTTCGAACAACCTGGCCAGCGGCATCAACTCGAAGAAGAGCGCCGTCTACAACGCGGGCGCGGCGGTCGCCAGGAGCGGGCGCAGCGGCGCGGGCTCGGTGTCGTTCTACGGAACGGGCCAGTATGCCTCGCAGGGTTTCGCCGACGGCATCCGGAGCGCAGGCTGGAAGGTGTCGAGCGCGGGCGCTGATGTTGCGGCTGCGGCGGTTGCAGCGGCGAAAAGGAAGCTCGCGGAAAAATCGCCGTCTCGCGTGTTCCACGAAATCGGCGAGTACGCCAGCATCGGCTTCGCCCAGGGCATCGAGGCCGAGGCCTCGTCAGTGGTCGCAGCGATGGAGGGCGTCGTGGACGGCGTAATCCAGGCTGGCGAGTCCGCCGACGTGCTCTCTTCGAGCGACTACGCCTCAAGGCAGCTCGCGGCATCGTACGGAACCACCTACGGGACGAACCAGGCGCCCGTGGTCAACATCACGGGCAACAACGTGACGGTATCCAGCGACATGGATATCCGAACCTTGGCCGACAAGATAGGCACCGAGGTGCAAAGGCAGCTAGCGGGAAGGATTTAGCATGGCAGCGACATTCGGCAACCTCGACCTGGAGAGCCTGGGCGTGGTCGGCGAGCCGTCCGTGGAGTACGCGAGCTTCGAGACGAAGGTCTCGCAGCCCGACGGCTACGACGGCGGCGTGCTGGCGAACTTCCGCAGGGGGGCGACGAAGATAAAGTTCAACCTCGCGCTGGACGGCGACAGGGGCAGCATCGTCGCGAAGATGAACCAGCTCGCGGCGGAGCTTTCCAAGGGCCAGCAGGAGCTGGTGCTGCCCAACATGACCGAGGGCTACCACTTCGACGCATCGGCCAACTGCGCCCTGCAGCCCGTCGAGTACGTGGACGGATTCGTGCTGCCGCTGGAGTTCGTGGTGCCAGAGGGCTGCGCTGTGCGCAACCGGTCTATAACGGAAAGCATCCACGTAATAACAAATATCGAAGTTGGTGGAGAGTACCCACCCTCCTACAAGGTCGAGTTCGAATCGACAACGGAGTACACAGGCCGCGTGAGCGGGTACCACGTGCTCTCATTCGAGGCCACGCCTCTTGATGGCGAAATCGGGTGGCACGGCATAGGCGTCACACCAAAGCTGATAAGCCCAAGCGGAACCGGGACAATACCTCCCGCATCGTTCGTCATAGACTCGGGCAACATGTCGCTCAACATGACGCCTGCACCGTCCGAGGCCAATAACGTCAGGTATATTCTCACCGCAGGGGCCGCAAACACCCTCCTGGAAACGTTGCCGACCGGAACCGTCTCGATTCAGTTCGTCGTAGGCTACCAATCGTCACTGCCGCTAGGCATCGACAGCGCAACGCTATCATGGCAGGAGGCGTCTGTATGGTAGCACTGTCAACTTCGACTGGCTTCATTGGAACCAGGCAGGTGCTCGGCCTCACGCGCCGCCAGGAGGTCAACGGCGAGCACTACATCGACATCACAACGACCCGCGAGCTGGAGAAGGGCGACCTGGTCTACGTGACCAGCGACGTGGACGGCATCACGCGCGAGTACACGGTCTGGAGCGGCAGCGAGCCGCATAGCCAGGACTTGATAGCACGCACCTACCGCTGCGTGTGGAGCCTGCAGGGCATCCTCAGCGGCGTGACCAGCTCCACCATGCCCAGCAACAAGACGGCAAGGCAGGCGCTGGAATCGCTGCTCACGGACACGGACGCCTTCGCCATCGGCACCGTGGAGCCCACGACGACCGCGAGCGCGTCATTCTGGCGCATGAGCGCGTGGGAGGGGCTTGCCGAGCTGGTGAAGAACTGGGGCGGCGAGGTCACGTGCGACTACGCGAACGGAACGCGCACGGTCAACCTGCTGAACCGCATCGGGCAGGACGGCGCGTTCACCTTCTACTGGGGCAGCTCCGAGATAGAGAGCATCGAGCGCAAAACCGCCGACGGCCCCGAGGTGTGCCGCATCATCCCCCTGGGGGCTGCGACCGAGACGGACGCGGGCGGCTACGGGCGCAAGGTGGACATTACCAGCGTCAACGGCGGCATCCCGTACCTGGAGGATTCGCAGAAGGCGTCCGAGATGGCGGGCGACCCGCAACCCACCGCGACGCTCTACGTGGAGAACCCTGAAATCACCGAGCCAGCCGACCTGAAAGCCTGGGGTCTGGGAATCATCGAGAAGTACACGCGCCCAGCGCCCGAGTACGACGTGCGGCTGGTGGAGCGGTACGCCAGGGCGGGCGGCTACGTGCCCGCATTGGGCGACAGCGGCGCGATCATCGACAGCGAGATGGGCATCAGCCTGCAGGCCAGGGTCTATGCCATCACCGTGGACGAGCTGGCGCAGTCGGTCAAGGCCGAGCTATCCACCGCGCAGACGGTCGAGGGCGCGCTTGCCCAGCTAGTCAGCGCGAGCCAGACGCTCGGAGGCGTCAACAGCAACGGCATCGTGGCCGCTGCGGGCTTCAGCGTGGTGGACGGGGGCACAGGCTATCCGGTCTGGCACGAGGGCAACATGCCCTCGACGCCAAAGACCAACCTGCCGCTAAGCTCCGAATGCGAGGTCTACACAACCGCCCGAACGCCGTTCTACGTGCGCTCTGGCGGCATGGTCAACCTATGCGGGGCGGTAAAGCCGAAATCGGAAATCGCGGCGCAGGGAACCATGCTCATAGGCACCTTGCCCCAAGGTTGCAGGCCGATAGACGAAATCCAGGAAGTGATGCAAGGCTCTGGCACCTGCATCTGGAACATCCAGCTACTGAGCGACGGAACCGTGACAATGCGGCGCTACCGCAACGAGGTCGGATACCGAGCGTGCCCGACCAGCGCATGGCTGCCCTTCAACATAACTTTCGCGCACGCATAAGGAGACAGCACATGGAGTACCTGATAGCACCCATAGCGAGCGGAGTCATATCCGCCATCGTGGCCGCTTTCGGCTGCTACGTGGCCATGACCAACCGCCTGACCAAGCTGGAGACGCTAATCGACGAGCTGCGCAAGGATGTGGAGAAGCACAACCGGATAGTCGAGCGCAGCTACAAGATGGAGAGCGACCTGCACACTGCTTTCAAGCACATCGACGAGAACCGAGACCGCATCAGCCGACTGGAGAACGTCAAGATTGGAGGCACCGAATGAGCGATACGGCAGGATTCACCGCCTACGAGACCGTGAGCCTGATGCTGGAAATCGAGCCATCGGGGAGCCTGGAGGGCTACGCCGAGATAGTGGCCTCTGTAGTCCAGGGCGCGGCCAGGGTCGATAAAAGCTACGAGCAGGACGCGCCCGAGGTGGACGTGGGCAACGACACCATCAACCTGCGCCTGGAGCAGGAGGATACGGGCAAGTTCCGGTTCTACCCTCCCAACGCATGCGGGAAGGCGGACGACCGCAACCCGCGCGTCCAGGTCAACGTGCTCTATTCCGACGGGGAGCGGGACGCCACCGACATAGGGGTTTTGGACGTGTACGAGCAGCTCTACAAGAAGGAGATGCGCCATGAGCCTGCACCTTAGGATAAGGCCGCAGCCGAGGCTGCACCTCTCGCTGCAACCTTCGCAGCCCAGGCTGAAGCTGAAGATAATCGAGGGCCACAGCATCGACTGGTACTCGGGGCCGTACGAGGTCACGCCGGCCAGGCGAGAGCAGTACCTGCGAACGCGGGACAAGACGATGCGCGACGACGTGACGGTCCACGAAATCCCCTACTACCAGACAGCGAACCCATACGGTACAACCTTCGTGATTGGAGAATAGGATGGCCAGCAATCCGTACAACAACAAGATCATCTTCGGAAACCAGGTGCTAATCGACCTGACCGCCGACACCGTGGCGCCCTCGTACCTACTGAGCGGCTACACGGCCCACGACCGCAGCGGCGCGCCCATCACGGGCTCCTGCACCTACGACGCGGACACCTCGGACGCGACGGCGGCTGCGGGGGACATCCTGAGCGGCCAGACCGCATACGTCAACGGCGCGCTCGTCACGGGCTCGATGCCGAACCGCGGCGCCGTGTCCGGCGTGATCTCGGACGCATCCACGCCATACAGCATCCAGCAGGGATACCACGACGGCAGCGGCACGGTCTCCATCGACTCCACGAGTGCGGGCCTGCTGGTGCCGGGCAACATCAAGGACGGCGTCACAATCCTCGGCGTTACCGGCGACTACGCAGGCGAAGAGCAGCCCACGCAGGCGAAGACCGCCACGCCGTACACCACGCAGCAGACCATTCTGCCTGATTCGGGCTACCTGCTAAACAGCGTCACCGTCGAGGCGATCGCCTACGAGGAAACCGACAACGCAGCCGGGGGAAAGACCGTCACCATCGGCACGGTCGCTCCGTAGGGGGGTGGCCTGGATGGCTAGCAACCCCAACGTGAACAAGGTGGTGTACGGGAACGACACCATCATGGATATAACGGACACCACGGCAGAGGCCGCCGACGTGGCGGCGGGCAAGGTGTTCTACAGCGGCAGCGGGGCGCGAAGCGTCGGCACCGGCGACTACATGGAAAAGGTCGCCAACCCGACGGCCGACGACATACTGGTCACGGACGCGAGCGGCCAGGCGGTAGACAGCGGCGTCGCGATCGGCGACGTTGCTATGGACGCCGACCTCCCCGGCCAGGCGACCGACACCACGCTCGGCCTGGTGAAGCTGAACCCGGGCCAGGCAATCGACGTGAACAGCGACGGCCAGCTCGACGTGGGCGGGCGCTTGGGCCAGATGCCGTCTGGCACTGGAATCTACAACCCCAAGAGCATCAATCCCGCCGCGATAGGCGACGGCAGCTTTCTGCTCACAGAAGGAAGCGGCACGTCGCTCGGCACCAAGTCGCTGGCCGTGTCGACAGGCCAGGGAGTCACGTGCAGGAGCGCGGCGGCTGGTGCCACCGAGTACCACGTGACGAACACCTACGAGAACCGCATCAAGTGCGCGGCGCTGTCCGTCGCAGGTGGCGTGCTGGCCCTGAACGAGAACGCCGCCAAGGAGGGCAAGTTCGCCAACGTCCTGAGCGTGCAAATCGACGGGGCGACCTACGTCCCCGACAGCTCGCCCAACGTCTCGGACACCGCCCACGACATCATCGTTACGGTTGATGCAACCATTAACCCTGACTCATCCACCACGAGCATCCGCGTCTACCCCGCAGAGCTTGGCTTCTCGACGCTCTTCGTCGGCCAGTCTGTCGGAAGCAACGGCGGCGCGTCGGTCGTCGTCGGGCAGGGCGTAATGAACTACAGCGGCAACGCCTGTGCTTTAGTCGGCGCGTCAATGTACAACCATGGCAACGGCAACGGGGTGTTCGGCAGGCAGCACATAAGCCGCAAAAACCGTTGGTTCATGTCGGGGACAGGACACGACAACACCAACGGCAAGAGCGAGTCTGGCGCAGCCCTCGGCCAATGGTCGAATATCACTAGCAACACGGCGCTGGCCTACGGCAACGGCACGAGCCACACCGCCAGGAGCAACTCGCTCGAACTGCTGAACGACGGACGTTTGAAAATCAGCGGCACCCCTTCCGAGGCCGACGACGTGGTGACGAAGGGTTATGCAGACGCAAACTACGGTGGCGGTGGCGGAGGCCCCACGGTCACGACCTACGGCAACGCTGATTTCACCTACCAGCAAGTTACTGACCCCGAGACGGGTACTGTGACCAACGAGTGCGTGGCCTACTCCACCAGCGCGGGAAACGCCAACGAGCCAGCCGCCGTCAAGTACGGCAGGGTGGTCAACCTGTCTGGCGCGTTCAAGAACATCAACGCACGGCCTGACAACAGCGCGTTCGACATGGGCAAGGTGCCGACTGGATGCGAGCCAGCCAAGACGCAGTACATCTTGCAGCAGGGCACCAGTCAATACAAGTTCATGCTAACCGTCAGGCCTGACGGGACGCTGAACTGCTCCAGGTATTCGACGGGCACGAGCGCGGTAGCTGTGCCTAACAACGCCTGGTTGAACATCAACGCCTGCTACGTCAGCGCAACGTAAAGGAGAACCAATGACTCACATCACAAAGGCTTATCTCAAAGACTGGTTCGAGGCAGCTGCGGTCCGCGCAGTGAAGACGGCTGCCCAGACCGCAATCGCCCTAATCGGCACAAACGCGGTCGGCGTCACCGATGTAGACTGGCTAGCAGTCGGCAGCGCGGCCCTGCTCGCCTGCGCCGTGTCCCTGCTGACCAGCATGGGCGGACTTCCGGAGGTCGACAACGGAACCGATGTGCTCTCGCTGTATTCAAAGGGTGAGGGAGCACACGCTAGGAAATCCGATGAATAGGGGCCAGCTCGCCGCCGACATCCACCGGCGCATGGTCGAGGACGACCGTTTCGGCTACAGCTGGGAGGAACGCTGGGGCGCCATCACAGAGACGTGGACGGTTGACGGCCACACCTTCCCCATGAATGTCGGCGACTACGATTGCAGCTCGTCGACCATAACGGCGTGGAAGAAGGCGCTTGAAGGCACCAAATGGGCGAACGCTCTCGACGGTGCGACCTACACGGGCAACATGCGCTCGGTGTTCACCGCGTCGGGCCTGTTCGAGTGGAAGCCCATGAGCTTCACTGCCGAGCCTGGGGACTTGTACCTCAACGAAAGCAGCCATGTGGCAATGTGCCAGCCACCTGGCACGTACGGAGGACGCTACTACGCCGACCCGCTGTCCGAGTTCTGCTGGGGGGACAACGGCGCGTACGGCAACAGGCGGGGCGATCAGAGCGGCCACGAAGCATACGCGCACGGCTACTACGACTACCCATGGGACGGCATCTTGCACTACAACGGGAAGGCTGACACGCAGCCCGAACCGAAGGAGGATTGCGACTTGAAGAAGGTATCCAACAGCGGCGGCAACGTACGTCGATTCTTCGACCCGTACAGCGGCCATCACATGCTGACGCTCGACGGCAGCGAAATCTCCGCGCTCAAGAGACTTGGATGGACGGACGAAGGCGTTGCGTTCAAGGCGCCGAAGAGCGGCCTGAACGCGGTCTACCGTCTACACGACCCAAGGAACGGCGATCACCTGTTCACCACGTCGTTCAAGGAAGCCCAGGCCGTGCAGAAGCAGGGCTGGGTCTACGAGGGCGTGCCGTGGTTCGGGCGAGAGACGGGAAGCGCCGTCTACAGGCTATGCCGAGACGACAGGCACATCTACACCGCAGACAGGAACGAGTACGACACCCTTGCCAGGCAGGGGTGGACGAAGGAGGGCATCGCATGGAGGTGCTAGGAGCCGTCGTTGTGGCCATTCTGGTCATGCTGCTGGTCATGCTGTGCGTCTGCGAAGTCACCGACGACGACGGCGGCTATTGGCACTCCAACCTCTAGGCCACCATCACGAAACCACCCGGCACGGGGTGGACGGTTGGCTTATCCTCCCATCGTCTCCACCAGTTCACAACCTGCGCCAACCGCTCTGGTGGCGCATCATCGAAGCTGAAATGCACGGCGGTTCTATCGTCGCCGTGCACGACGGCTGCGACGAACACGTCTATGGCGCGCTCAGAGTCCATCTGGGCGGCTTTCTCCAGCAATCCCAGCACTTCCCCGCGCCCGTACTTCCGAGGGCTTGAATCGGCTCTCATTTTTTCCAGCTCCGCGCGCCGATCGTGCAGCGCGAGCAGCCTGTCGCGGTCGAACGGCAGGCCGTCCTCGATAGCGGTCTCTATCCGCGCTATCTTCGCGTCTATCTGGCGCATCTCCCTCGCTTCCGAGGTCTCGGAGGCGTCCACCTCATTTGCATCCTGGTACTCGCCGAAGAGGTCGGCGATTCTCTCCCGTGTGGCAGTGTCAGCCAGGGCGGCTGCAACGGCATCGGCCACGCACCGCTCCACCACGTCGCACCTGACCCGCTTCCCCGCCTTCGTCCTGTAGTAGTAGTGGCGCTTCCCGTTGCGCCCCGTCGCGCTGGTGCCCGTCATGGGCTGGCCGTCCGGGTCGAACAGGCGGCCCACCAGCACGTAGCGGTGACCCCTGTCCCTGGGCTTCGGATTCCTGCTGTCCAGCACCCTCTGAACTTTGTCGAACGTGTCCCTGTCGATGATCGCGGGCATGCCATCCTCCTTGACCACTCCAGCGTACGAATACTCGCCCATGTAGCGCCTATTGCGCAGCATGTTGGTCACGCTCTGCTGCGATATGGGCCTCCCCCACTTCGAGCGGTAGCCAGCCAGGGCGCGGACGATGGCTGCGACCGTCTCGCCATCGGCGGCCATCCTGAACGCCAGCCTGACCGCAGGGGCGGTTTCCTCGTCTATGACGAAATTGTCGCTATCGTCCACCGTGTAGCCGATGAGCCGCACTCCAGACGCTTTCAACCCCTCGGCGTTCTTCCGTATGCCAGCCTGGATGCGCTCGGCGGTCTGGACGCTCTCCCACTCGGCCAGGACTTCCAGCATGCCCAGCATCAGCAGGCCGCTGGAGCCGTCCGGGAAGCTCTCTCCCGCATAGGCGATATCAACCCCTGCAGCCTTCAGGGACAGCCGCACGAGGGCCATCTCGTCGCGGTTGCGCATGATGCGCGTGACCTTCCATATCACAACGACGTCGAACAGGCCCTTTTCGGCGTCGTCCATCATCTTGCGGAACCGGGCGCGCTCGGACGTGCGGCCAGAGACGGCGTGGTCGCAGTACTCGCCGACCACCTGCCAGCCGCGCTCCTTGCAGTAGGCGCGGCAGTTCTCGACCTGTATGTCGATTGACACGTCCCTCTGGTTGTGGGAGCTGTATCGGGCGTAGATGGCGGCGCGCTTCACTTGCCCAGCTCCGTGAAGAACGCCTTCCACTCGTCGTAGCTCCACCCGTCTATGTACATGTCCGGCGTTACGGAGTCGTACATGCCATGGCACGTGGTGCCGACGAACACGCGGAGCCCGACGCGGAACGCATGCTCGTAGAACCCGTGCATGGAGCCGACCATGCCGACCTGCCTGCCGTCGCAGAACAGGGCGTAAGTGTCCGGGTGCGTATCCTGGCTCCACGAGCTGCCCGTGGTCTCCGACACCATGGGCGCCCCGTCTGGGCGCACCTCCATGAGCAGGCGCTGGCCCTGCGCGACCGGCGGAAGGGCGGACGGCAGGTATACGTACATCTTCTGCTTGCTCGTTCCATCCACCGTTATCTGGCCAGGCTGCTGCGCCGCCGTCTGGGGCATCGGCGTGGGCTGCGGCTGCTGCGACGCGTTCACCTTGTCAACGAACCCCATCGCCGCGGAGCCAACCGACGTGGACTCCATGGCCTCGCGCGCCTTCGCCTTGGCCGCGCTCTTGGCCTCGTCCACCTTCGCAGCCGCCGCGTCCTTCGCGTAGTTCTTCAAGTTGCCGAGGAATCCCATCACTGCCTCCTATGCCGTTTGTACGCCTGCTTTATCGTCATCACTTTTAGGGTGGCGTTCCGCGACCATGTCTATGTACTCGCGAACCATCCTCTTGCCCTCGGTGCTAAGAGACCTGTACCCGCTCAGCACGTCGGCCTCTTCGCGCTCGCGTTCTGCGTCCGCCTCGGTGCCCTTATCGTCCAAGCTCATGAAAAAGTACGATATGCCTACATCGTACGCATGGCACAGGCCGATGAGCGTGTCAACGCTCGGCTCGTTTATAGAGGCCTCGTACGCAGATATCGCCTTGCTACTCTTCCCAACCTGGTCTCCCGCCTCGGCAAGCGTCAGGCCCGCTGCCTTCCTTGCGCTTCGCAATCTTTCGGCCAGGTACGTCTTCTCGCCCATGTCGTCCACCTCCCCACTGTTCCATTCAATCGAGATTCTAC